CTATTACGGTATGTGTAAATTACGCACATTTATTTAAGTACTGTATTCCTAATAAACGTTTTTTTAAACGTTGGACGGTAATTACTACTAAAGAAGATAAAGGTACTATAGCTCTTTGTAAACAACACGGTATCGAAGTAATTTATTCAAAAACTCTTTTAGATAGACAATTTGCTAAAGGATGTGCAATAAATGAAGCTATCGACCATATTGGTTATGATAAAGAATGGTATTTGCATATTGATGCAGATGTCTTACTTCCTAATAATTTTCCTGATACATTTCCTACTGACGAAAGGTATGTCGATGAAAACGGCAGAAGAGTAAACAGACCTCAAATAATAGGTACTGTTAAAAGAAAATGCGTCTCAGTAGAAAGCTTAGAAATAGTCGGCCCTTTCAGGCAGTATATGGAATATACCGATGAAGGTAAATATAGGGCAGTAAACTTATATACTATGGGTAGAGTTAATGTAGGTGAAGATGAGGATTTTAGAGATTTTAATCCTCAAAAGTATTTTGATAAATCTGATAATATAGTACAGAGATTTAAAGGATACGGTTATTTTCAATTATGGCATATGCCTACTTTTTTAGAGCTTTATCCTGATTTACATCACGTTTATCCGTCATTATCTAAAAATGCAGGTCATGATGATTGGATATTTTCTAAAATGTTTTATCAAATAGTTTCTTTACAATCTTACTGTGTTCATTTATCTCCTGAAAAGTTAAATTGGGACGGCAAATTTTTTAAATAATTATGATATATTGGTTAACAGGACAACCCGGATCAGGTAAGACAGTATTAGGTAATCTCTTAAAAGATTATTTAGAGGATATTAAAAATGATAAAGATAATAATAGGGGATATAAAGCTTTCAGAATAGATGGAGATGAAATGAGAGAGTTATTTGCTAATAAGGATTATTCAGAAAAAGGAAGAAGAGCTAATATAGATGCAGCTCAAAAAATAGCTCATTATTTGCATAATCAAGGGAAAGATGTTATTGTATCTTTAGTTTCTCCTTATAGGGATCAGAGAGAAGAATTTAAAAATATTTTAGGAGAAGATATTAAAGAATATTTTATTCATTATGATATAAGTCAAGAAAAAAGAGGTAGAGAACATTTTCATGTAAAAGAGTATAAAGTACCTACCGATAATTTTACTAATATTAATACCACTAAAGATAATCCTCTAGAATCATTAAAGATAATAGTAAAAGAAATAGATGAAAAAATTTAATACGTATTTCGTAGACATAGACGGTACTATTTTTAAGTATAGAAAATTTGAAACGTATATGGAATCTCCTGTCGAAGTAATAGAATCTACTAAAAGTTTTCTAATAGAAAAGAAAAAAGAAGGTCATATGATTATACTAACTACAGCTAGACCTAAATCTATGGTAGTTCATACTGAATGGGAGTTACAAACGAATGATATACCTTATGACAATTTACTTATGGGTATCGAAAGAGGGCCTAGATATCTTATAAATGATATGGACCCAAACAACCCAGGAGAAAGAGCAATTGGTATTAACTTAGAAAGAGATAAAGGATATGAAAAAATATAGTATGTTTATAGGTAGATGGCAACCTTGGCATGAAGGTCATCAATGGTTAATAGATCAAAGATTAAAAACAGGAAAAAACGTTTGTATAGCTATTAGAGACATAGAGGTAAACGAAAATCAACCCTGGTCATCAGAAGTTATAAAAAAGAATATAGAGACAGTTTTACACGATCTTATAAAAGAAGGTAGAGTTAAAGTTATAATTATACCAGATATAGAATCAGTAAATTACGGAAGAGGAGTTGGGTATGATATAGTAGAACATGTTCCTCCTCAAGATATAAAAGAAATATCAGCTACTAAAATTAGAGCTAAAATGAGAGAGGATGGTAAGTTATAAAGAAACTATTATTAAAACTTTAATTTGGAGAGTCATAGCTACCAGTATTACCGTATTAGTTAGCTGGGCAATCACAGGTAGTTTAAAATTTGGTTTAGCAGTAGGAAGTATCGATACAGTATTAAAAACTATTGGATATTTTTCATACGAGAGAACATGGATTTTATATAAAAAATCGAAACAAAATACTATTTATAATAAAGAATAATTAATGAAAAAACTTTTTATTTTTTTGGTTGTATTGAGTAGTTTTACTTATGGTCAAGACTATGCAAAAGGCAAGCAATTATTTAATACTCATTGTGCTGCTTGTCATAAAATGGATAAAAAATTAGTAGGGCCTCCTCTACAAGATGTTATAGAACTTCAAGGAGCAGAATGGACTAAAAAATGGATTTATAATTCTAAGGCACTTATAGATGCAGGTGACCCTCATGCTGTTGAAATATGGGAAGAATACAATAGAGCAGCTATGCCTGGGTACCAGTTTTTAAAAGATGAAGAATTAAATGATATTATAGAGTATTTAAGTCAGTGGAAAATTAAAAAAATTGAAGCTGCAAATGTAGTAGCACCGGTAGCAGCTCCAGGAGGTCAAGTAGTTGTTAATAATACTCCCACCCCTACTTACATTTACATACTTATAGCAATTTGTTTGGTTATATTGACTGTAGCTATTTATGCTTTTTATGTAGGTTTAAAAGCTATAACTGAAATAACTGCTAAAACACAATCTACTAATTTATACTTAATGAAAAAGTTACATATGGATCAAGATAGAGTTGATGGAGAAATGAATACTTTAATTGATAATAAAGTAAAGAAAAAAGTTGATAAAAAACTAAAAGAGTTTAAAAAAGACTTAAATAAACGTTTAAAAGATTTAAAGTAAAATGAATAGTAAACAAGCTAATGGTAATAATCAATTAAATGCTCTACGTAATGAATTTAACGATAGAATTAAAGATAAAGCATTTATGAGCCAAGGTAAAAGAGTAACTTGGAACGATAGAAGAAGATTTAGAACTATATAATTAGACTATTTATAATTAAAAATAAAAGCTATGGCAATAAAGTATACGTGGAATTGTAACACATTAGATACATATCCAACATCATCAGGATTTAACGATGTAGTTTTTCAAGTACATTGGAGATTAAAAGCTTCTGATGTTTTTAACGAAGTAAGCCATTCATATGACTTAGTAGGAACTCAAGCAATAGACGTTTCGTCTTTAGATTCCGGAAGTTTCATAGAATGGGATAATTTAAAAGAATCAGACGTAATCGGATGGGTAACATCATCTATGGGGTCAGAAGTAGTAGCTACATATAAGACATCAGCGTCTAGTAGCCTTTTAGAATCAGTTACCCCAGTGGTAGTTACAAAAACTTTAAATTAAAGTTGGATCTAAAACTATTTATTACTATATTATAATATTATTAATCGATTAATTAAATTTTAAAATTATGGCAAATCAAAAGTTAACTCAAGATGAGCTTGACAAGTTACAGGAACTAAGCAAGAAAAATGCAGCATTAGTTCAGGAATTAGGTACTATTTCTTTAGCAGAGATTAATCTCGATGAAAGAAAGGAAAAAGCGGAAGGTTTTTTATCTGAATTAAGACAAGAAGAAACTGATTTAGTAAAAGAATTAGAAGATAAGTACGGCATAGGTTCTATTGACTTACAAGCTGGCGAGTTTATTCCAGCACCAGAGCCACCAGCTGAAGCAGCTGAAGCGCCTGAGGTAGTAGAAGAGTAAAAATAAAAAACTTTTACATACTTTTAAGAGAGGAGGGTTTTACATCCTCCTTTCCTATTTATTATAGAGAAGTAAAACTTTTTAGACTGTATTGTTTTACATTCCTGAATGATATTTATAATAAACTTAAAATAAAATAGACCAACATGGCAGAAACAATCATCTCCCCAGGTGTATTTGCGAGAGAAAATGATATTTCATTTATCAGTCCTGCTCCCGTTGAAGCTGGTGCAGCAATCATCGGACCAACAGTAAAAGGACCAGTAGAAGAACCGACTATCGTTACTTCATATAATGAGTACGTTAGAAAGTTTGGTGAAGTATTTACTTCCGGATCAACTAAACAAGAATTCTTAACCTCAGTAGGAGTAAAAAATTACTTTGCTCAAGGAGGTAATTCAGTGTTAGTTACTAGAGTAGTAACAGGATCATTTACTAACGCAACATCAACACACGTATCATCCTCAGCTAATGGTAGCGTTCAACCATTTACTTTAAAGACATTAGGAAAAGGAACAATCTTAAATAACTCTACAGGTGTAAACGTCGCCGGCGCAGAAATCAACGGCAGTGGAGGAGTATTACAATCTGGTTCTGCAGATAACCTAAGATGGGAAATTCAGAATGTAGATAATAAAAAAGGTACTTTTACATTATTGGTAAGAAGAGGGGATGATAGCCACAATGCAAAAGTAGTACTAGAAACATTTAATAATGTATCTTTAGATCCAGAATCAGATAACTATATCGAGGCTAAAATTGGTACTCAGTATAAAGCAAAAGCTTCTGATGGTGCTAAAACATATATTAAGTCTTTCGGTGAGTATATAAATAAATCAAACTTTATTTATGTTGCATCTGTAAACTCACAGACAACAGGATACTTACTTAATGATGGAGTATCAGTAGGACCTTCTACAGGTGCTTCTTACTCAGGTTCATTACCAAAAGTAGAATCAGGATCTTTCCACGGAGCTTCCGGTAATATTGCACCAGCAGATGCTAACTACGGCATATCTATAGCTAATGTAAATACACAAGGATTAACTTCAGGAAACTATACTGATGCTATTTCAATCTTAGATAATAAAGATGAGTATATATTTAATATTATTTCAGCTCCAGGTTTAATTTACGAATATGCAGATCAAGCAGGAGTATTAAATAATATTATTACTTTAGCTGAATCTAGAGGAGACTGTATAGCGGTAGTAGATTTAGATGGTCACGGATCTACCGTAAGTAATATTACAGGCACAGCAACTTCATTAAACAGCTCTTATGCAGCTTCTTACTGGCCTTGGGTACAGGTAAGAGGAGCAACAGGAAGAAACATTTTTGTACCTTCTTCATGTGTTATACCAGGTGTATATGCATTTACAGATAATAGTTCAGCACCATGGTTTGCACCAGCTGGATTAGTTAGAGGTGGAGTAATTGGAGTAATTCAAGCAGAGCAAAAATTAACAAGAGGTCAAAGAGACCTTTTATATGATGGTAAAGTTAACCCAATCGCTACTTTCCCTGGTCAGGGTATTGCAGTATTTGGACAGAAAACTTTACAAACTAAAGCTAGCGCTTTAGATAGAGTAAACGTAAGAAGACTATTGATACAACTTAAGAAGTTCTTAGGTGATCAAGCTAGAAACTTAGTATTTGAACAAAATACAGTAGCAACTAGAAATAGATTCTTATCAGTAGTTAATCCTTACTTAGAATCAGTAGTACAGAGACAAGGTCTTTATACTTTTAGAGTAGTAATGGATGACACGAACAACACAGCAGATGTAGTAGATAGAAATCAATTAATAGGTCAAATCTTTATTCAGCCAGCCAAAACAGCAGAATTTATAGTACTTGACTTTACAGTTGAACCAACTGGTGCAACATTTACTGGATAATTTTTAATTAACGATATTTATAATAAAGTAAATACAACATGGCAGTATTAGATCCAAACGAAATAATGTTTAAAGCCTTTGAACCAAAGGTACAGAACAGATTTGTGATGCTTATCGATAACATTCCATCTTTTATGGTGAAGAATGTAAAAGCTCCTACCTTTACCGATAACGTCATTAAATTAGACCACATAAATTCATATAGAAAAATCAGAGGTAAGAGAGAATGGGAAGATATGACCATGACTCTTTACGATCCGGTAACTCCTTCAGGAGCTCAAGCTGTAATGGAATGGGCTAGAACAGGATACGAATCTGTAACAGGTAGAGCTGGATATTCAGATTTTTATAAAAAGGATCTTACTTTAAATATCTTAGGACCTGTTGGTGACATTGTAGGAGAATGGATCATCAAAGGAGCAATTTTAACAAATGGTGATTTTGGTCAGTATGACTGGACATCAGATGAAGCTGTTGAAATCAGTATAACAGTAGCAATGGACTACTGCGTATTAAATTACTAATACACACCTACCTCTTAAAAACATTAGCCCGGATTTATCCGGGTTTTTTGTTGGTTCTCTGCATATATTTTCATATATTTATAGTATATGTTAAAAGTAGATTTTATCTTTTATAGCGATGAGTGGAACCAAGAAAAACCTAAAGCAAATAGTGCTCACTCTGCAGGAGTGGAAGGAAGCATTAATAATGCCTACTCCGGTTCGCAATAAAAAGAAATATAGACGTAAAACAAAGCATAAAAATAAAAGTTATGAGTGATTCAATTAAAAAATACCACGAATTAGTAGAAGAAGGAGTAATCGATCCAAATAAAAAAATAGATCCTCCTAAAAAAGCTTATAAAATTTTAGTAGAATATGATATAGAAGATATCAAAGAAGCTGTTAAAATTTATGAAAAAAACTTGGGGTAAAAGTTGCCTAACAAAGATTTTTTTCGTATATTTAAGTATAATTAAAAAGGTTAAATAAAGGTTATGACAAAAGCACAAATTATCGATCAGATTATCGAAAAAAAGCAAGAAGAGCTTGCTTTACTTACTGAAACTTTTAATGAAGTTGAAAAGAAGAGAGATTCTATGTACTTCGAAATTATTCAAGAATATTTCGGAGGAGAGTTTACTCTAGATGATGTATATTTCGACCATGATTACGGTACTTCCTTTGTAGTAAAACGTCCTCATAAGGAATATAATTACGATAAAGAAATGATTACTCTAAGATTTAGAGATGATTGGAAAACCGGAGAGTTTACTAATATTGAAACTAGTATGTACTCTACTAATGATAACTCTCAGTGGGAACTTGAAAGATTATTTACCGCTGGAGAAGTTGCTAAAGTATTATTAGATTATGGAGATGATATTATAGCTAAGTTTAACTCCTATAAAGAATCGTTCAAAGAAGAGTATTCTGCAGCCCAAAAAGCTAAATGGTTAGCTGAAGGTGATATTCAGAAGTTAAAAGATGAGAAAAATGAAACTTATTTAACTAAAGCTAAAAATTTACTAGAAGGAGAAGGGTTAGTATTTGATAAGGATAAGAAAGGTTCTATTGATCTTAGATGGGATTGGACTTTGAGAGGTATTACTTCTGCTAAGATTCTTTCTAAAACTGCTTCCGGAAAGTCTGCTGATATAGAGATTAGTACTTACGGAGAAACTCCTAGAGTATACGAAAAAGTAAGAATGAGTAATATTGATGTCCTTAAGTGGCAATATAGAGATTACGTTATTAACGCATAAAGATTCATAACCTGGAGATGGGGGCGTCCTGCCCCCTGATCCTAACCTTATTAACAAAGAAAAGTTGTTTTTCTGCGTTATTTTTCTTATATTTAGGTATAAAGTTACAGTATGAACGTTTGGTATTTACATGGTCTTGAGTCTTCTGTCGGTGGTCCGAAAGTTGACTTTTTAAATAGTGTTGCTGATAGAGTCTTCGCTCCGAGGATGGTTTATACTAATCCTAAAATGTTTAAAAGCTTATTAGAAGCTGCTAAAATAGATAAACCTGATTTAATTATCGGTAGTAGTATGGGTGGTTACTTTGCTGATGCTATAGGTAGTCATTTAGATATAGAAGTACTACTCTTTAATCCTGCATTACATAGTAGAACGGTAGAACCAGAAGGAGTAACTTACGGAGAGACGAACTGGAAGAGAAACTTTGTAGTAGGTACTGAAGATAGTGTTATTGACCCTAAAGCTACAGAAATATTTAAAGATTTAGCTCATACTTGGACTGAAATAAAAGGAATGGGTCATAGAACTCCACTTACTGTTTTTAAAGATATTTATAATAAAGCAGTAATAGATGCAACTAAGTAAAATTATTTTGGAAAACTACACTAAGAATAGTACCCTATATCAAAAGGTTACTTACATCCAAGAACTTTTAGATTCCGGAAACGTAAGTGAAGCTAAAGTAGAGTTAGAATATTTACGACAAGAATTGCATAGAATAAATAAGTAGCATGAAACTTACCGATATTATTTTAGAAAAAAAGAATACTTGGTTACCGATGTCACCTGATGAAGTAAAACAAGCAGAAAAAGATCTATTTGATCTAATAGATACTGCTTATGGACCTATAGGTGGACATCCAAACGTAACCTCTCCTGCTTCTATATCTTCAGCTGCGGATCTATATACTGTTATAGATTTAGATGATGATCCAGAGGATGATGCAGTTATTATGTCTAAAAATAGAGCAGGAGGAAAAAAGTTTGTAGGTATGGGTCATGATAATACTAAACCATCAAGATCTGCCGCAGTTAACTACACTGCCGATAATTTAAAGAAAAAAGGTCATTATATAGAAGTATCTGGAAAGATATACGATATATTAAAGGCTAAAGGAGTTCCAGTCGTAGACGATGAAGAAACGGTGAGAAATGCATTAAAAGGTAAAGAGATAGTATGGCATGGAGATGGTACTTATGATCGAGTTATTGGCGGTAAAAAGATAAAAAAGATTATGATGGGTAAACCAAATTAATCTAAAAAACAGTTGGTTCCAAAATATATTCTTCCTATATTTATTAATACAAGTAAGTTATAACTAATAAATTCTATGGAATCAAAATTTAAACTACCTACTGAAACAGTAGAATTACCATCAAAAGGATTACTATATCCTAAAGATTCTCCATTAGCTGACGGAACTATTGAGTTAAAGTATATGACAGCTAAAGAAGAAGATATTTTAACTAATCAAAATTATATAAAAAATGGAACAGTAATAGATAGATTACTAAAATCATTAGTAGTTACTGAAAATTTTGATTATAATGAGCTTTTAATAGGAGATAAAAACGCAGTAATGCTTTCAGCAAGAATACTTGCTTACGGAAAAGATTATGATGTATCCTATGAAGGTAAAAAATATACCGTTGATTTAAGTGCTTTAGAGACTAAAAAAGTTGATAAAAAACTTTATAACAAAGGTGAAAATAACTTCACATTTAATCTTCCTCATACTGATAACCAGGTTACTTTTAAGCTTCTTACACATGGAGATGAAAAAAAGATTGAAAGAGAAATAGAAGGACTAAAAAAATTAAACAAAGAAGGTTCTTTTGAAGTTACTACAAGATTAAAATATATGATTACTTCAGTTAACGGATTAACTGAATCTAAAGATATTAGAGATTTTGTTGATAATTTTCTTTTAGCTAAAGATGCTAGAGAACTTAGAAAAAAATATGTAGAAGTCCAACCAGATGTAGAGTTTAAATTTACTCATATAGATGATATTGGCAGGGAGGAGGAAGTACCGTTAGCCATTGGGCTAGACTTTTTTTGGCCTGACGCCTGATTATAAGGTACTTCTATATACTCAAATACACGAAATAGTTTTTCACGGACAAGGAGGTTACAGCTGGACTGAAGTTTTCAATATGCCTATTTGGTTACGTAGGTTTACTTTTGAAAAACTTAAAGAACATTATGCTCAAAAGAAGGAAAGTGAAGAGAAAGCTATTGCAGATGCAAAACGAAAAGCTAAGGTAAAAACTCCAACATATAGAACTAGGGCTTCTAACAAATAGAAGCCTTACCTATTTATACTATATAGTATACTACACTTATGGCTGAAGAAAACGGAAAAAAAAGAGTACCGGGATTAGGAGAAGAAGCTATGGGCACAGGTCCATTGGCTGATAACCTTAAAGAAGCAGAAAAATCGTTAGAAAATATTCGTTCTCTAGCTACTGAGGCTATGGATACCTTTGGTAATGTATCTAAGAATATTAAAGAAACTGCTAAAGGTGGGTTTGAGTTCAGTAATGCAATGAATAATTCTGCTAATGTAGTAGCAGATATAAATAAAAGTGCAAAAGTTCTTTCAGGTATCAATAAAGACCAACTGAAAGATGCTAAAGTTATGGCCAAATTCGAAAAAGAAAAGGCCAACTTAAAAACTAAAATGACAGAACTTGATTCTCAAATCAAGTTTTTAACAGAAGCAAGGGTTAATGCAAGTGAAGAAGAGGTAAAAGCTATAAATAAAACCTTAGAAGGGTTAACAAATTCTCGAGACCAAGCAGCAGGATTAGCAAGATCTTTTGAGGAAATCGAAGAAGCTAATACTAAGATTAACAAAGAAAGTAAATTCTTCGATAATATGTCTGAATTTACAAACAAGATTCCCGGGATGGGTAAACTGTTTGGTGAATTCGGAAACGCAGCTAAAGCGGCAAGAGAAGCAGCAGCAGAAGGAGGAAATGCATTTGCAGCAGGTGCTAAACAAATGACTGGAGCTTTTGGTAAATTAGCTACAGGATTTTTTATAGGTAAATTTATTACCGGCCTGAAAGAAGGAGATGAAAGGATTGTTGAGTTAAGCAGAAACCTTAATATGTCTCGTGAAAGAGCTGATGAACTTAATAAAGAGTTTAATAGAATTGGTAGAGAAACCCCAGGGTTAGTTGGTGCAGATATAATGAAGGCAACTACCGGTGTATCTGATGCATTAGGTATAAGTGCTAAATTATCAAAAGAAACTTCCGTTGCATTTGCAACAGCAACTAAAAAGTTAGGTTTAACAGTAGAGCAAGCTTCTAATTTAAATAATTTAAGTGCAGCCACAGGTACTAACTTACAAGATTTCAATAATAGTTTAATTACTCAAGTTAAATTACAAAATGATGCACAAGGAAGTGCTGTCAGATATCAGGACGTGATGAAAGATGTAGCAGGCGCCAGTGCAGCAACACAATTAACAACATCTAAATTTTCAGGAGGAATTGGTAAAGCTGCCTTCCAGGCAAGAAAATTAGGTATGAATATGAATCAGCTTAATCAAGCAGGAGAGCAATTGTTGGATTTTGAAGAATCTATCGGTGCAGAAATGGAAGCTGAATTGTTACTAGGAAGAGATTTAAATTTAGATAGAGCTAGAATGGCTGCTTTGACTGGAGATCAAGCAACATTAGCAGCAGAATTGGCTAAAAACGTTGGTTCGTCTGCAGAATTTAGTAAAATGAATGTTATACAGCAAAACGCACTTGCTAAATCAATGGGTATGAGTAGAGATGAATTAGCTCAGACACTTATTAATCAAGAAGCAATGGCTAAATTCTCTGATGTAGAAGGTCAAACATTAGATGAAAAACTAAAAAATAGGTATGCTGAAATAGAGGCTATGGAAGATAGTGAGGCAAAAGCTAAAGCAATGGCTAAGTTAGAAAAAGATATGGGGGATAGTGAAACTTTAAGACAGTTAAAAAATGCAACTATGGCTGAAGCTCAAAAAGAAGCTATGCAACAAATGGCTGAAGCTGTACAAGATCTAGCAAAACACATGCAACATGTTACTAACTTCTTTAAACAAATGGCTGAAGTTTCTACTGAAATATTTGGTTTTATAGGAAAATTTGGTTCTAAATTTATGGCTATAGGAAAATCTATAGCTGAAGGGTTAGTAAAACCTATAGGTAAAGCATTTAAAGGTATTTCAAAATTTGGTAAATTCTTAGGAGGAGGAATATTTAAATCAGCTGGTAAGATGGGATTCAAGTCTCTACTTAAAAAAATTCCTATATTAGGAGCTTTAGTAGGTATAGGGTTAGCATATAAAAGATTTAAAGATGGAGATATATTTGGAGCTGGTGCAGAACTACTTTCAGGTATAGTTTCTATTTTCCCTGGTATTGGTACTGCAGCATCTGTTGCTATTGATGCAGGTTTAGCAGCTAGAGATATGGGCTATATCGGCGATAGAGAAGGCCATATGGCAGAAACCAAAAAAAGACGAGGAGAAGATGTTAATGTTGATGCTGAAGATTTTACTATCAAGACACATCCTGCTGATACTTTAACGATGGCCGGTGGAACTAAATTAGGAGGAGAGGTTGAAAACCTTCTAAAAGAACTTATTGCTACTGTTAAATCAGGTGGACATGTATACCTAGATGGTAGTAGAGTAGGACAAACTTTAACTATGAATGCTAAACTTAGCAACTAACAACTATTTATAATAAAAATTAATATTATGTCACTAAAAGCAAAATTAAAAGATTCTGTATACGGATTAAAAGGGCAAACTCCTGCAAAGAGAGACGGTGCTAAAGGCACATCAACTCTTCACTTTAACTCTTCTATTACTGACAACCCAGATATTCTGGCTCGTGAGTCTTCTTTGAGTTTGAAAGGATTAAAACCTACTAATAACTATATGGATAATCTTCCGGAAAAAGGAATTAGAGGTAATGCTCAAGATCTTACTGGTACTAATTCTATTAATAGAACAGTATAAATAACGATAAGTTATGCCGTTAATTAATTTACAGACTAATCTGAAGGATTTATCCTACGGTGAATTTGGAGGTAATATCACATCTACTAATAATCCATTAGTAACTAAAGATATTAATAAAAATCCAACTTCGTCTGGTATTAATTTGGAAGCTACTAGACGAGTTGATGATTTAAAAAGGATAGGTAAACTTTTAACAAGTACTCCATCTGCTTTAAAGTTCGGCGGTAATCAAGCTCTTTTACATACTTTAGAACAAAGAATTAAAAGTAATAAAAAAGGAAAATTAGCAGGCGATATTTTAAGAGGAGCAGGTAATGCAGTTAAAACATTAGCTTCTACGTTGGCTCAAGTACCTGTTAACGGTACTGGAACTCATTTTGTAAAAGGATTTTCAGGCAAATTAGGGTATTTACCCGGGGTACAAGGACATGTAGAATACAAAAATAACAGAAATCAAGACGGTATTATAAGAACTACCGGTATATTAGAAAAATCAGGAGGTAATATAGTTAATCCTGGCGATATATTTGATCCTGACTTAAAAAGTAATATAGTTATAGATTATTATTCTAAGCAACCTAACGATAAAACTCGAAGAGAAAATTTTGTCGAAGAAATAGGTAAAAAAACTGTATTATCAAGAACTGGTTCTTTTAATTTCAACTCAGGTTCATATTATACTTTTGGTACTGGTAGTGTAACTGATCCTAAAGGTAGTAATATAATATTTGGAGGTAGTATAGATAAAGCATCTAAATCAGGATACGTTACTTCTAATAGTTATGAAAAAGATAATATTACTTCTATAGAACCTTTTACTTCTTCTTTATCTGATGCTGCTGAAAAAGAAAGCGAACTAGATGCTCAATTCACTGATTTAATAAAATTTAGATTTAAAATAATTACTCCTCCAACAGCACCTAATACCGATACAGAGGTACAGGAACCATTAATTACACATTTATTTTTTAGAGCTTATTTAGATGCTTTCAGTGATAATTATGGAGCTAGTTGGGATTCATTTAATTATATAGGTAGAGCGGAAGAATTCCATACATATACTGGATTTAATAGAGATATGAGCTTTAGTTTTAAAGTACCTGCTCTTTCTAAAAATGAATTAATACCAATGTATAATAAATTAAATGCTTTAGCAGGTCACTTAGCTCCTACTTATGTTGGTTCTAGTTTTATGAGAGGAAATTTGATAGCTATAACTATAGGAGATTATGTAACTAATCAACTTGGATTTATAGATAGTGTGAATCTAGGTTGGGATACTGATTATCCTTTTGGACCTGGTCAAAATGATGAAGGTGGAGAAGTTCCTCATATACTAGATGTAAGTTGTAACTTTAAACCTATCCACAGCTTTAATAGTACGTTTGGAGAAACTTATATGTTTAATCAAGACCCAACTTCAAAAATTTTAAAGTAAAATGGGTAGATATAAAAAAATAAAAGTAAGCAGAACTTCAGAAGGAGTTAAATATTATAGGAATCCTATATTTCCTGAAATACCATTATCTTCTGACGATACCTATGCTATAACGACAGCTGGAGATCGATACGATACTTTAGCTTTACAGTTCTATAATAACGCTTCCTTATGGTGGTTAATAGCAGGAGCAAACAGTTTTAAAAAAGATTCATTAGTTGTACCTCCTGGAGTACAAGTAAGAATACCGGCTAATCCTTCTAACGTTATTGATCTTTATAATAAATTAAATGATGAAAGGTAATGGCGGAAAAAGCATTTGGAATACCGATAAGTGAAAATGTTCATAGACAGTTAGTAGCTCGTAAAGCTCTTATGGAGAGCAATGACAAACTAACTGATCAAAATATGTTATTAAATAACAGAGGATCGTTCGTAAGAGTAGTTTCTTCTGTTAATTCTAAAGATTTACCTTCTGACTCTGAATTCACATCTGATTTAGCTTCCAGTTTTATTTTACATGGTGGTACTTTAACTAAACATGAAAATGAAGACGGTAAGACTGAATTTAAAATGAGAGAAGGATTTATTTTAAATGATGTGGATGATGTAGGAGCTTACCATTTTGACGATCAAATAGGATATAGACCAATGGCAGGTATTAACTCATTTACAGTACAGTCGATGGGTACTTACGGAACATTAAAGAAAGCAGAAATAGGATTTTCTGTTTGGTCTTTACAACAATTAGATGCAGTTGAAAAATTATTTTTTAGACCCGGTTTTAATATATTAGTAGAGTACGGTAATTCATCTTATATAGATACTACTGAAGTCAAAGCTTTTGAAAATTACAATATAGATACATATCAAACATCTTTAGCTGAAGTATATCTAAACGGAAGTAAAACATTACCTGAACTACAAAAAATGATAGTTGAAAAACAAGAAGAAACAAGTTACAACTACAGTGGATTTTTAGGTAGAATAATTAATTTTAGCTGGTCTTATAATAAATCAGGAGGTTTTGATTGTTCTGTTAGTATTCAAGCCAAAGGAGAAATAGTAGAATCTTTAGGTATATTAATGTCTAATAATAAAAACAGTAAATTAAATGAATTTTTTGAAGATAATGATGCTAAATCTGATAATAGCACTTTATTAGAAGTCTTAAAACTCTTAAAAAAGAAAGGTGAAAACTATAAATTTATGTTTAATAACCTAAGAGGTAAAGACTTACAACCTTTACCTGAAGATCAGTATTTTGTTACTAATAGTTTCGGTTTTAATATAGCTGGTCTAGACAAAGGGGTTGTACAAGGTGAAGATGCTAAAAAATACCAAGTAGGTAGAGGGTTTGAAAACAGATTTAGATTTATAAACTTAGGACTATTAATGGCAGTCTGTAATGAACTATTAATGCCAAGAAATGAAAAAAATATTTTAGAGTCGTACCTAAGAACTGGTAGGTATAAATCCGGTAAACTTTCAAGTACTTTTATTACATTTCCTGGACATGTAGCACTAAACCCAGGTATTTGCATGTTACCTTTTAAATCAGGAGACGGTGTATATTATAGTGATTTAGAAATGTACGGAGGTAATTTGCCCTGGGAAGTAGAAGAAACCAAATCAATCGCTCATGCAGAGCCTGAAAATGTATACAGTATAATGGTTAATCTGGACCATTTAATTAGTATAGTTGAAGCATTTGCAAAATCAAAAGCAGATAATGTTGAATCGAGTGATAATGTTTTTACTTTTGTTAAAAAAGTATTGGGAGATATTAATACTAATTTAGGCGGTATAAATAAACTTGATTTAGATTTAGATAAAGTTAATAACGAATGGAGAGTAGTAGATAGAAATTTCTATGATCCTGAAACAGTTGCTGAAGGAGATAAATATGTAACGCTAGATTTAGTAGGGTTAGGAAGTTTAGTAACTGAATTTAAATTAGATTCCAAAATATCAGGAGAGATGACGAAAATGATTGCTATTTCTGCAGCAGTTTCCGGTAATGATGTAGGTTCTAGCGGTATTAACAAATATAATGAAGGTGTTAAAGATCGATTTAAAAAAACGTTAACTACTGGTCCTACTGAAACAGAACCTTCTGATGATTTAGCATCTGATCAGGAAAAAGCAAATCAAGAAGCATTAGATTATGGTGCAAAAGTACAAGCAGCTTATACCCTTTACTGCAGCAAGACTAAAAAATGGGATAGAGAAGCATTTAGAAATAATGCATCAAATCATAGAATGTATACAGAAGCTTGTTATAAACATAATCAAAGAACTAAAAGACAAAGTGGGCAAAAAGCACCTTTCAAAGGTATTATTCCGTTAAGTTTAAGTTTAACAATGGATGGTATAAGTGGTCTGAAAGTAGGAGAAGCTTTTAAGATACAGAATAACATACTACCTACTAGATACCATAATAATGTAGGCTTTATAATTACCGGTTTAACAGATAATGTTGATACCAGTGGTAGATGGGAAACAGAAATTAGTACTAGAATGTTTATGCTGCCTTCCACAGAAGAACCAGATCCAGGATTTTTAGCAGCTCAAGAAAAAATAGCTAAACAAAAAGAAGAAGCAAGAAAAAAAGCAGAAGTAAACACAGCAGAAAGACAGAAAGCAGTAGTTGAAACTTATGGTGAGCCTGGTGATACTTCTAAACATGCTACTGTAGCAGTACCTGATGGATTTAATTTAACATACGACGGTAAAAAAGTATTTAACATAAAAGGAGTACATCAAGATGTTGCTGATGGGCTACATAGTGCTTTAAAAGAAATTAAAGACGAATATGGAATTGATAAAATTAAAAGATTAGGTATTAACGTTTATGCAGGGGTTTATAATAAAAGACAGAAAAGAAATGGAACAACTTGGAGCTTACACTCTTGGGGAATAGCTATTGATTTACTTCCTGATTTAAATAAGTTAAGTCAAAGAGCTCCAGATGCTAATTTTTCTAGGAAAGAGTATGAAAGAATGGTTGAAATTTTCGAAAACAACGGATGGTACAGTTTAGGAAAATCTCAAAATTATGATTGGATGCATTTCCAAGCTTGGGATCCTAATACGAGTGAATATGATAAAGGTTCTAAGTCAGTTGCTTCTATATCAAATGACGGAGCAGTAACATACGGTAGGACTCTGAAAAAAGAAGGTGCACCTTTTGGGTTTAAGTATAATATGGACGGAACTGAAGTAAAATAATAGATATGGCATGGCTACCCGCATTTAAATTTGTAAAAGGACTTTTGGCACAAGAAGGACAGTTCCTGTTACCTTCTGGTCAGCCTTATGTAGGGTCATACCATAAGCTTTACAATGGAGAGACATATACCGGATCAGTACCAAGTAAAAATTCAGTACAGATATTTGAAGATGATTCTGAACCTCATTTACCTGAAAATAAATACGAAGATAAGTTAGTATCAGAAAATGCTCATCCTGATCCTAACGATTATGAGAGAGGATTCTTTAATAGATATTTTATAAAAGATACAAGAGGTGGAAAAATCATCGAAGTCAAAAAATCTACATTTGATGAAAAAAGTAAAGAAAAATACCTACTTAATACTACATTAAAATGGATACTTCAAAAACCAGTTAAAGATATTTTTAACCAAGGATTTCTCTTTAAAGGAGCAGCAACTAGAAATAAAGAAAATACTCAAAAAGCTTCTTTAGAAATGCCTGGTATTGAAAAATTTATTACTAAATATGATAAATTTGTAAATATAAAATCAGATGTTAAGGGGTATAAATTTGAAGACCTGCCAAGAGAAGAAAAATTAAGAATAATTATTAATCAATCTCCTTTAAGAACTCCTCCTAAATTAGATTATCCTCACATGATGTATAACCCTAAAACTGGAGAAGGTATACTAGTAAAAACTCCTAAAGATCATGAATTTTATGTAGAAGCAGGTTGGGTTCACGAAAAACCTAGATTTGCTAAACCGATTAAGGGACCTCGACCTTTATTACGTAAAAAACCTCCAATCCCACGTTCTAGACCACAAGGTGGAAGCAGCGGCGGAGGCGGCGGAGGAATAGATTATAACATTGACGAAGGGTTTGAAGGACCACAAGAAAATATCCCAGGTGGAGGTGGCGGCGGAAGCCCTGCTCCTCAAACTAATCTTTCACAAGGATATGGATATTAGTTGCTAGTTTAACTTTTTTTTACTATATTAAATAAAAAAGGTTTTGTAAGTGTTTTATATAGTAGAAGAAGAATCTAAGTTAGTTAATCTAGAAAATCTCGTCAGGTTAGGATGTTATGTAGATATTATATCTAATCATGACCTATATCATCCTCAGTTAACCTCAACTATAGCAGTTTATATAAGATTACTTAAATCTGATCACGGATTTATTATTCCTATCGATCATGATGAAGGATTAAATGTAGATAAACATCGTGTCTATAGTATTTTATCTAAAAGTAGTAAACTATATACATTAGATAAAAAGAAGCTCTTATACCACTTTAATTTACAGGATGCTATAGATTTATCCCTCATATATAGTATGGTGAATTACGATAAATTAGATGTTTCTCGAACTAACTCTACTATTAATAGTTTCTATAATAAATTTAGAAATATTCCTTATGTAAATAAATTATTACCTTTAACCAAATTATATGAATCTTGCGAAGATTTGTACGATAAGGTTAAAGACATTATACAGTATGATATCCCTGACGGATTTGAGTTCTATAACAAAACTGCAACTAACGTATTTTACTTATTAGAACAACATGGTATAGGAATATATTATGAACCTTTCGTAGAGACGTTCTCTCCTAGGGATCCACTATACAATATAAAAGATAATAAAGTACTAACCTCATATAATTTATACAATGCTACATCTAGACCCACTAATTCTTATAATAGTATTAATTTCGCTGCTATTCCTCACACGGAGAGGCATAGAAAAACCTTCCGACCACAAAAAGATTACTTTGTTGAGTTTGATTTTGACGGGTACCACCTGCGCTTACTTTCTAATCAGATTGATTATAGTCTTACCTCTGAATCAGCTCATAAACAGTTAGCAAAGCTTTACTTCGGTAAAGATGAAATAACAGATGATGAGTATACTAAAGCAAAACAGATTAATTTTCAGGCAATTTATGGTAAAATACCTGAAGAGCATAAAGATTTAAAAATATTTAAAGAAATACAAGAATATATTGATGCAATGTGGAATATGTTTAATAATAATGGAGTAGTATGGAATCCACAATCATCAAAACCTTTCACAAAAGAGTTAAAAGAGATGCATCCAGCGAAGTTGATGAATTATATGATGCAATCGTTGGAAACTTCAAATAATATTCTTATATTAAAAGAAGTACTACGCTACTTAAAAGATAAAAAAACTAAAATAGCGTTGTACACCTATGATGCCATACTTTTTGATTTTGATAAAGAAGATGGTAAAGAAACTTTAGAAGGTATACAAAAAATCTTGGAAAAAGATGGAAAATACCCAATAAAGTTTAAGTTTAGTAAAAATTTAGTTTTGTAGAACAGTTTCATATTTATAATAAATGCAATTAGTTACAGATTTTTCGGTCGAATATGATTTTGATCAAGTACTTTTAAACGACGATATGAGTAATAAACTGTTTTGTACATTCTCTACCCAAGAGGGATTAGAAGATGTACTATCATCTATACAGGAAAGATACAAGATTATTTACAATAAAATTTTTGTACTTTATTCTAAAAGCCAAGATGAGTATATTTGTACTTATAATGTTGACTTTGGGAATGTGTCTGCTTTTTTAGATAATACTATCTTAGTGCATAGAAAAAAAGAAACTAATACTCTCTATACTATTAATGCTTTAAATACTCTTATAAAGCAATTAAATGGTGGCCAGTTAGATACTTCATATAGAATTAATTGGTCAGATTATAGAAACTGCGTTCTTCTAACAAAAGGTCCGGAATTAAAAAGAGTAAATACTAAACTTTATAGGATAATAGAGTTGGAGAACTAAAAATAAGTTCTTATATTAGTATAATAAGTTATAAATTAAAATTAGTTATATGGACATTAATGCGATCAAGGCTAAATTAGATGCCTTAAACAACACCGGTCAGGATAGAGAAAAGACTGACTATTCCAAGATTTTTTGGAAACCTGAATTAGGAAAGCAAACAGTAAGAATTGTACCGTCTGCTTTCGATCCTGCTTTTCCTTTTAAAGAGTTAAAGTTTCACTATGGTATTGGAAAATACCCTATGGTTGCTTTATCTAACTTTGGTAAGCAAGACCCGATTGAAGAGTTTGTAAAAGAACTTAGAAAAACAAATGATAAAGATAATTGGTCGTTATCTGGTAAAATTAGCCCTAAGACTAGAATCTTTGCTCCTGTAGTAGTAAGAGGAGAAGAAGATAAAGGTGTTAGACTATGGGGATTTGGTATTACAATTTATAAGTCTTTACTTGCTTTAGCAGAAGATGAAGATGTAGGAGACTTTACTGATGTAATAAACGGATGGGATATGGTAGTAGAACAGAGACAAGGTAACCCTTATCCTGAAACTACTGTAAGAATTAAACCTAAGCAAACTCCTTTATCAGATAATAATGATTTAGTAGATACTTGGTTAAAGACTCAACCTAACCCAGTAGAAGTACATACACAGTACGATTATGATTTTATCAAGAAACAACTTCAAAATTACCTGAACCCAGGATCAGCTGAGGAGAGTACTCCAGCAGCCGGTGCTGAAACTACGCCAGAAAGCTCTAGTCCTCAAAAGACTGACTTTACTTTAGAAACAGCTACTGCTGGCAATAAAGATACAGTTAGTAAGTTTGATGATTTATTTAATGAGTAATGGCGAAGAAAAAAGTAGAAACAAAAGCTAGAGCGACTGCTGCTGTTCAGAAGTCGTTCAATTTAGGAAATTTTAAAAAGAAGAAAGGTTATACTAATTCTTCTGTAAAGTTTAAAGAGCAAGGATGGATACCTCTATCTAAAGCTTTTCAAGATATTACCTCCCTGCCTGGTTTACCTACTGGGCATATCACTCTACTACGTGGACATAGTGATACAGGCAAAACAACTGCCTTAGTAGAAGCTGCGGTGAGTGCTCAAAAAATGGGCATTCTCCCGGTTTTTATTATTACTGAGATGAAATGGTCTTGGGATCACGCTAAGGAAATGGGATTACAGATTGAAGAGATTAAAGATAATGATGGTAATATAGTTGATTACGAAGGTCACTTCTTGTATGCTGATAGAAGTACTTTAAATACTATTGAAGATGTAGCAGTTTATATTGCTGATCTTATGGATGAACAAGCTAAAGGTAATTTACCTTTTGATATGTGCTTCTTCTGGGATAGTATTGGATCAGTTCCTTGTGACTTATCAGTTCGTTCTAATAAGAATAATAATGAGTGGAATGCAGGAGCAATGTCTACTCAGTTTGGTAATAATTTGAACCAAAAAATCTTATTATCTAGGAAACAGAATTCTCCTTACACTAATACTTTAGTAGCTATTAATAAAGTATGGACGATGAAACCTGAATCTCCTATGGGTATGCCTAAACTTCAGAATAAAGGAGGTATGTCTATGTGGTATGATGCTACGTTAGTAGTTACTTTCGGTAATATTACTAATCCAGGTACTTCGAAAATTAAAGCTATTAAAAACGGTCTTCAAGTAGAGTTTGCTAAACGTACAAACGTTCAAGTAGAGAAGAATCATATCGGAGGAGTTCAATCTAGAGGTAGAATCGTAATGACACAACATGGCTTCATAGCTGATGATAAAAGAGCAATCGATAAGTATAAAGATGCTCATAAAGATCATTGGTTAAAGTTAGTTGGTTCCATAGACTTTGATCTAATCGAAGAAGGAGATTTAGAAGAAACACCAATATCTCCTAACTTACTAGATTAATGGCATACGAAGATATTTTAAATAACTTAAAGCAGACCCCACCCCGAGAGTTGAACGATCATATCCTGATCATAGACGCTATGAATATGTTAATTCGTAGCTTTTCGTTACTCAAGGCGATGAACCCATCAGGCACGCATATCGGAGGCCTGGTGGGATTTCTTCGCTCATTAGGGTATGTTACCCGTATATTCGATCCTACAAGAGTAGTGATAGTATGGGATGGCAAAGGAGGTTCCGGAAACCGGCAAAATATTGATCCTAATTATAAAGCGCAAAGGGCAACTGCTCGCATAACTCATTGGGGGTTGTATGATACAAGAGAGCAAGAACAAGAAGCTTTGATAGGACAATTATTTAGAACTAAAGATTATTTAGAATGCTTACCATTACAACAAATAGTAATGGAAAAATTAGAAGCAGACGATATTATTGCTTATTTAGCAAAACAAGCTTCAGGTAACGGTAAAAAAGTTACTATAGTATCATCTGATAAAGATTTCTTTCAATTAATTGATAAGAATATAAACATATATGCTCCAGTAAAAAAGAAAACTTTTACTGCAGAGAATATAGTAGAGGAAATAAAAGTACTTCCTCAAAATTATAATATAGTTAAAGCTCTTTTAGGTGATAACTCTGATAATCTACCAGGGGTAAAAGGATTAGGTATTAAGACGATTATGTCCGAATGGAAAAGTTTTTCTTATGATCCTTTAGCTTCGTTGGATAATATTTGGGATCATTGTGAAACTCAAATGGAAGGAGATAAACCTAAGAAAATATTTGCTAAAATTATTCATAGCTGGGATAGAGTAATGAAAAATTATGAATTGATGAATTTACATGAATCTGTGTTGGATAATAGCGAAAAAAATACTATATTAGATATAATAAAGAGCCCGATACCTGATTTACAAACTGGCGCTTTCTTAAGGCTTTTAGAGCAAGATAAAATAGAAGGTGTTACGAAGAATACAGAAGGGTGGCTTGAAAATTTTAGGGGTCTAACAACGGTTATAAAATGACATTAAAAAGTTTACAACAATACGGCAAAGGATTTCAACTTAAAGTATTAGGTTCATTACTTACTGATAAAAAGTTTTTATTAAATGTAAGAGATGTTCTTAATG